AAACACGTTAGCGATGAGACGACAAATGCATTACGATAAACAACAAGTGAAGCACATAACCTATTGATGAACTAATGTGTCTCTTAAATCAAACCGCTACCTGTCCAAAAGGTTTTGACGACGTACAATTAAAGTCACACATTGGATCAGTGTGTTTTCCAGCTTTCTTGTTAGGACAAAATCCGGCGACTAAAATAATTTGTGCCAGTTATTCACAGATACTTTCTGAAGATTTTTCAAATCAATGCAGATTATTAATGTCCGAGCCATGGTACAAAGACGTATTTCCTAGCACGGTATTATCACCAATAAAAAATACCGCCAGTGAGTTCGATACAACCATACATGGTAAACGTATAGCCACTTCACTTGGTGGCACACTAACGGGACGCGGCGGTGATTTTATTATCATTGATGATATTAACAAAGCCGCTGACTTTACATCTGCAAGTAGCCGTGAAACTGCAAATCAATGGTTTGATAATACTCTTCAATCACGTCTTAACAGCATGAAAGATGGTTGTATCATTGTGGTACAGCAACGTATACATGCCGATGATTTAGCCGGTCATATTTTAATGAAAGGTGATTGGGTGCATCTGAATCTTCCGGCGATAGGTCAGGAAGAACAGTACATTGCTATCAATGACAATGAAAACTATCACTTCAAAAAAGATGAACTTTTGCATGAAGCTCGCTTGGACAGAGATAATCTGGAACAACAACGGAAAAATGTTGGTGGTTACATTTTTAGTTCACAGTATCTGCAATCCCCTGTGCCAGAAGAAGGCAACCTTATCCCGGTCGAAGCGTTTAGAAATTTTGATAACTATCCTATTCATCATAAAGAGGACCTAATTGTCCAATCTTGGGATATCGCTTCAGGTCAAGGTGAACACAACGATTACAGTGTAGGTACTATTTGGCTTTACCGTTATAACGAATACTTTCTTCTCGATATTGTGAGACGAAAGCTAAGTTACAGCGAATTACTTCTTGAAGTCAGGCGGCAAGCACAAGAATCAAATGCAAATTTGCTACTCATAGAAAAAGCAGGTGTGGGAATCGCGTTAATTGATGATTTAAAACAGTATACCAATCTTAATGTTGTCCCAATTGTGCCAACAAAGGATAAGGTTACACGCATGGTACCAGGAACTGCCGACATTGAAGCAGGTAAAGTCGCCTTACCAAAAGAGGCGTTATGGAGAGCTGAGTTTGAAAAGGAATGTGCAGAATTTCCTCACGGGAAGCATGATGATCAAGTCGACAGCCTCAGTATGTTCTTAGACTGGGCTCGGAAACGACGTGAAACAGGACAAGAATATACAACTCTTCTAGCAGGGCTTGATGCTTTGAAACGACCGCCCGCTCCAAATGAGCTACGTACTATAGAAGACATCAAAAACTTGCTATGGCCAGATATTTTGAGAAAAGACGAAGGAGACGATGATGAGTAAAACATTAAAATCGAAAGCAGACGCTCTACTTTTTCGCATAGATCAATTAGGAGTTCGAAAACAATCCCCTAAAAATTCTGACATAAAACGAGCAAACAAAAAGTTGAAGGAGGTTGCTGATCTTACTGGATTAAATATTCGAATTGAGGAGGACGCTTAAAAAAAATGATAATGTAATTTTCCTACCAACTTTATTTCACTTATCTGTCTATCAGACTACCTCCAGATTGATTTTTAATTTCAATCTGGAGGCTCTTTTCAAACTACTCCATGATACCTTAATATTTTAAGTTTTAACCTGCATAATTGACTGGCTATGCTGGTGACAGTATGGCTCCATGGAGTCTATGAAACGCGAAGATATTAATAAGCCTTTGTCACTAAATGATATTGAAACCAGCACTAAAGCTAAACTCCGTGAGTCATTCGAATTAGTATTTAATGTTCCACTGCAACAAAATGTCAGCCTTGATTTTATGAAAGGTAATTTAGCCTGGATACTTCAAGCAAAACAACAAAAATTAAATCCCATTCATTTAAGAAAAAAACTGATTAAAAAAACCAATGGTGTTATGCCCAAACATAAAACACTTTATCAAACAGGTACCCGCCTTGTCCGTGAATGGCAAGGACAAAACTATGAAATCACTATCATGGATAAGGACTATCACTGGCAAGGCAAGCAATATAAAAGTCTAACTGCCATAGCCTATGAAATCACAGGCACGAAGTGGTCAGGTCCCCGCTTCTTTGGATTGAACGATAAAGAACAAAAAATAAAATGAATAAACAGCCTCCATCTATAAAACGCTGTGCCATCTACACCCGCAAATCATCAGAAGAAGGGCTAGAGCAATCGTTTAATTCTCTGGATGCACAAAGAGAAGCTTGTGAATCTTACATCACAAGCCAACAACATGAAGGTTGGTCAATCTTACCTAATCAATATAATGATGGTGGTTTCTCTGGTGGCAATACGGAACGTCCTGCTCTCCAACAGTTAATCAATGATATTAAGAAGGGAAAGATTGATGTTGTTATCGTTTATAAAGTAGACCGGCTTAGTCGTTCATTAGCGGATTTTGTCAAAATTATCGATTTATTTGATCAACATGAGGTGTCCTTCGCTTCAATAACTCAGCAATTCAACACCTCTAGTTCTATGGGAAGATTAACACTTAATGTTCTACTCTCCTTTGCTCAATTTGAAAGGGAAGTCACCAGTGAACGAATACGAGACAAGATTGCCGCCTCGAAAAAAAGAGGCATGTGGATGGGAGGTGTTGTGCCATTAGGCTATGACGTTATCGAAAAGAAACTAGTAGTGAATAACAACGAGGCAAAAATAGTAAAACATATTTATGAACGCTATATAAAACTCGGCACCGTTAGAAAATTGAAAGAAGAACTGGATGCAGAAGGTTATCTCAGTAAACAACGTGACAAAGATCAATGCCGTGGTGGAGGCAAACCTTTTAGTAGAGGTGCGCTATACGCCTTACTCAAAAATCCACTCTATATTGGTAAAGTTGCACACCAGGGTAAATTGTTTGAAGGTCAACATGGAGCCATTCTTGATGCCGATTTATGGAATCAAGCACAATCCTTATTAAATGAAAACAGACAACATAATCAATCCAGAAATTCTGCAAAAGATCCGAGTTTATTTGCAGGTCTGATTGTTGATGATAATGACAACCCCATGAGCCCCTCCCATACCCGAAAAGGAAATATCCGTTATCGTTATTATGTTTCTCAAGCTGTCTTGCAATACCGTGAAGCGGATGCAGGCAGTGTCTTACGCATCTCAGCTAATAAGATAGAAGGTCCTGTTATTAAACGACTAATGCAATGGTTACAAATGCCAGACAAATTACTTAACGCTTTCAGTTACCTTAAATTAAGCGCAAAAAAACAAACGACAATCATTCAAAATGCAAAAAAAGCGGTAAAGAATTGGGATAAATTATCTCCTGCAAATAAAATTGCTTGTCTAAAAATCATAATTAAAAAGATACAAGTAGGTTACGAAAGCATTGATATCACCCTCTCCCGTACTGGAATATTTCAGTATTTATTGAATACTGAGTCTGACAATGAAACATCGAATGAGAATATTGATGATGAATTTACACTCTCAATCCCCACCAAGTTGAAACGATGTGGTAACGAAACAAAACTGATTATTGCTGATGAGTATGTCAGTGATTCCAATCCAACCACCACACTTGCGATACAAAATGCACTCAAAAAAGCATTGATTTGGAATCAGGCATTAACGACAGGTGAAGTTTCAAATATGGCACAGCTTGCAAAGCAAGAAAACGTCACACAACGCTATATCGCTCATCTCATCAAATTGGCTTTTTTAGCGCCTGATATTATGGAAGCCATAATGAAAGGTAACATTCCACCAAGACTTGCACTTGATCGTCTCAAAAAAGGCATTCCATTAGACTGGAAAGAACAACGACTCGAATTCGGTTTTACTCTGTAATTCTACCAGCCCGAACTAGCAAAAAAGCGATTAGAGACTAATCGAATAATTCAAGATATTTCACATAATGTAGTTCGCTACAAGGAGCAAATAGCAGTGATGGATGAGCTGTAAGCTTATGATTTTATAAGAAATTAAATAATCTCTGCGGAGACACTCCACAGAGACCAGACTTGATGGCGGAGAGAGAGGGATTCGAACCCTCGATACGCTATTAACGTATACACACTTTCCAGGCGTGCTCCTTAAACCACTCGGACACCTCTCCGTAATTAATCAGTTCTTT